CGACCCCTGCTCGATGATGCGGAAGACCTGGTCGGTTATAGGTGCAGCTGCACCCTTGCGGGTGGCCCCGCTGGGCGTCCGGACCTCCGCTGCGCGCAGTAGTTTCAGCGTCACGGGCTTGGCCGCGATGAACGCCTTAGTGTTGAGCCGATTTACCTTGAGCTCGATCTCGTCCATCAGACGCGCTCGATCCGCCGGGTACGGGTGCGGCTGGTGTCCACCACGCTCGGCCGGTTGAGGGCGTCGGCCTCAGCCTGGAAGCGTGCTGCCATGGCCAGGGCGTTCTTGTAGAGGTCGCCATTGGCCCGTGTGCTCCCGCCTTCGCTGGTGTTGACCAGCATGGCCAGCTGGGCAGCCTTCTGCGTCCACACGGCCGCCGCAGCGCCGGGCACGCTACCGTGCTGCGCCACCAGGGCCGTGAGCGTCTCGGTGGTGTAAGGCGCGGTGTTATCGGGCTCGTTGATGCTGAGCCGCAGCTGCGCGATCTGGAAGTTCTCGGGCATGTGGTCCTCCTTGAAATGACGAGAGCCCCGACCCGGCCCTTCGGAACGGGGTCGGGGCGGGGCCTCGGGTCGTGACGGGTGTTACTCGGCGGAGCGGGCGTCGTCGGCGCGGAGGGCCGCGATCAGGTTCGCCTTGCTGTTGCTCTCGGGGCGCACGGCGGTGTCGGGGTTGCGGTCCGGCTGCTCGTTGCGGTCCTTGATCTCGCGCTGGAGGTCGGCGGGTGCGAGGTCGTCGTAGTTGTCGCCCTCGTCGTCGTCCTCCTCCTCTTCCTCCTCGTCGTCGTCCGCGAACTGGATCTCGATGCCGTTGAGCTCGGCGTCCTGCAGGAGCCACGGGCGGTCCTGCGCGTACGCGGCGTCCTCGGCCGAGAGGGGCTGGGTGAAGTCGATGGTCTTCGCCATGACATACCTTCTTTCGGTTGATGAGGGCGGGCCCTACGCACCAAGTAACGCAGGACCCGCCCAGCTGGGGACGCCTAGTAGGCGATGAACTCGTCCGGCGCGGTGTACTCCGCCGACGTGGTGATCTGGAGGACGGCGGAGCCGCCTCGCTGCGAGATGCCGGTGCCGATGCCTCGCTGGTAGAACGAGTCCGTCAGCGGGTAGTCGTTGTCCGGCCCCTTGACGAGCTTGAGGCCCTGGAGCGACGGGTTGGCGTGCTCGCGGATGCCGACCGGGTTGACGAGGTTGTCCCGACCGCCCGTTCCGATGTTGACGACGTAGCCCGCGGGGAACAGGTCGTCCTCCACGATGAGCTGGAAGCCGTACTGGCCGATGACCGTGAGGCCGCGCAGCGTGGACCCCGGACGGCTGCCGGTGACCTGCTCGCCCGGCTGGAGGATGAGGCCGACGGGCTGCCCCTGCGCCGGGATGAAGTCGTACGTCGCGCCGTTGGAGATGCGGAACTTGCGGATCTCCTTGCCCTCGCGGCTGTTGACCGCGACGATCTGCTGGACGTTGTTCTCGGCACCGTAGCCGTGGTGGCGCAGGTGCTCGTAGAGGTCGTCCAGGTCGCCCGGCTCGACGCGGGTGCTGCCCGACGTGAGGTAGTGGTTGTGCGTCCCGTCGAAGCGGTTCGACTTGTAGGGCGGGGGCACGGTGCCGTCACCGTTGTACAGCGAGTACACGGGGTACTCGCGGCCGTTGATGTCGGTCTCGCGGTTCTCGTTGGTGAAGAGCGCCTCGAGGACCGTGGTGAAGATGAGCCGGTTGTCGGCGTCGAGCGCCGCGGCGTGCAGGGCGCGGGCCTGCTCGGCGGTGCTGTTGGCCAGGAACTGGAACGTGTAGCGGATCGCCAGGTCGTAGAAGCCGTGGTCGAAGCCGAGGCTGAACTTCTTGGGCTTCTGACGGATGCCACGGGGCTCGCCGTACTCGGTGGCCCGCTCGAACTTGGCGGACGACAGCTGCGTCACCTGCTCGACCGGGCTGGTGACCGGGCGGCTGATGAACGAGACGATGGCCGTGCGCTCGGCGTTCTGGAGTCGGATGGTCTCCTGGAACTCGCCGTAGAGCTCGTTGAGGTCGTAGCCGTCGATGGTCTCCGTGACGAGGATGTCGCGGAGGTCGTTGGTGCCGCCCTCTGCTCCGAGGATGTCGCGGAACTGGCCGAAGTTACCGAGCGCCAGCGTGCGCTCGACGATGGGGAGTAAGAGATCGCTCATGATACGGGGCCTCCTTACAGGCGGATGACGAGGTGGTCGGCCTCGACGGTGAAGCCGACGTACGTGACGGCGGAGAGGTCGGGAGCTGCGTCGGGCGTGGTGATCTCACCCGTGACGTTGTCGGCGTACGCCTTGCGACCGGCGCTGAGGCCGACGCAGTCGACGGCGTCGCCGAGGACGAAGATGTCGGCGGGACGACCGGCCTTGGAGTGGAACTTGGACGGGTTGGCCACGCCGATGATGCCGGTCTGCTGCGCGCCGAACTCCTGGTGGCCCAGCGCGTTGATTCCGACGCCGTAGATCTTGTCGAAGTGGTCGGAGGGGATGTCCGTCTCGAGGTCGGCGCGGACCACGCCCACCGCCGATTCGGTCTTGTCGATTCGTGCCATTTTCATGACCCTTCTGTACGAGTGTGAGTGGGGTGACCGCTACTTGTTGAGCGCCGGGTAGCGGGCGGCGAAGGACGCCTTGCGTGCAGCTGCGTCGGCCTCGGACTTGCCCCGCCCCTTGCCCGCGGGCTTGTCGCCGGAGCGACGTGCCGGGGGCTTGTCGGCGGTCTTGTCCGCCACGAGGTAGGGCTTGCGCTTGGCCAAGTCGCGCAGGGCTGCCGAGAGGCCCTCGGCTTTGCCGCCTTCGAACGTCACGTCCGACAGGTCGGCCAGCTTCAGGGCGGCCTCGGGGTCCTTCCATGCGATGGTGTTGTCTCGCAGGAAGGCCACCTGCACGTTCAGCTGCTGGACGAGCGGCTCGAGCGTGGCGACCTTCTTGTTCGCGTCGCCGAGCTCGGTCTTGAGCTGCTCGTCCTTGCTGCCGTTCTTCTTGAGCTCGGCGTTCTCGGCCAGCAGGCGGGTGACGCGCTCCTCGGAGGCTGCACGGCGCTTCTTGTGCCGAGCGGTCTCGTCCTTGAGGTCTGCGATCTCCTGCTGGCGCTCGCTGAGCTTCTTGCTCTTCGACTTGTCCTTCGGGTCACCCGAGTCGTCGTCGTCGTTGTCGTCGTCGTCGTTGTCGTCGTCGTCGTCCTCGTCCGAGTCGTCGTCGTCGTCACCGTCTTCGTCGTCGCTGGGGTCGTCCTTCTCCGCGTCCGCGGGGTCTTCCTCAGCGCCCACCAGGACCAGGAGGTCCGTCGGTCGCTTGAGCAGCTCTTCCAGCGTCACGCTGTAAGCGCATGTCTTCATGATGTTCCTCCTGTTGGGGCCTTGGTAGGAAGAACTCTACCCCAATCCACCGATCAGGCGCTTGACAGGCCTCGCAAGGCTAGCCCGGTGGGGCTGGGCGCAGCATCTGGCTCGCTGTCGGGGTCGTCATACTTGCCCGCGAAAAGGTTCTCTAGGAAGTCATCCTCGCTGGGCAACGCAGGCGTGATGAAGCACAGGCAGTGCGGGTGTGGCTTGGCGGGCACCTCTTGCACGTCGTACGGAGACTCTTCTTCGAGCTCGTCGCAGATGTCGTTCTCGGGGTGGCTGTTGGACTTGTTCCAGTCCACGCCTTCGACCATCGGGCTCTCGGCATAGCGCCGTGCACTTGCAGCGTGGAAGGCGTTGTTGATCTCGGTACGAGCAAGCCTACGGGAGGCGTACGTGGCACCGCCCGGAGTGTCCGGGTTGATGAACGGCCGAACCTCAGCGGCGAACTGCTGCCAGCTGACCCCTCGGGTAAGAGCAGAGTCTACGATCTTGTCAACCTGGCCACGCACCAGCGTGCCAGTGCGGTACACCTGATCCGAGAGAGGAATGTAGGAATCGCCCTGGATGCGGCGCATCGCGTTCTGCACGCCTGCGGCTGCGCGCTCGGCCTCGCTGGTGGCCAGCGCACGGCGTTCAGCGGGGTCTAGGACCAGCTTGGTGAGCTGCTCCTCGTAGGTGCTCACGACACGGCTGGCGGCTGCGGCTGCGTCGCGCTGGCCGTTGGCCACGATGTCTTCGAGATCTGTGAATCCGCGGTCGAGGTAGCTCTTGATGCTAGCCCGCTGAGCTTCCAGCTGCAAGCGGGTTAGCTGTGCAGCCGCCCCGCCGCCCGTGCGGCTAGCTGCGAGGATCTCAGCCGTGACTTGCTCGTAGCTAGACCGCAGCACCCGCTCGAGACGAGACAGGTGCGGGCCCTCCATGCGGAGGAAGGTCTGGAGCGGGTAGCGCCGAGAGGGCACGGGCTACGCCTCCGGCTCGTCGTCGTCTTCGAGCTCTGTGTTGCCCCGGGTGGCGTAGGGGTCTCCCGCCTGAGCCCGGGCGGCGAGCGCCTCTACCGCAGCCTGAGCCTCGAGCGCGTCGATCTCGTACCCGAACTTCGAGTTGAGTTCGTTGTGTACGAACGAGAGGCTCACTGCACCTGCGGCCAGCAGCGCCATGAGCTCGGTGAACCGCGCGTCTCTGTCGAAAGGCATGCGGTCGTCGCTCGAAGTCACGCTGGAGAACTCCACCATGCTCATGTCGATGCTCTCGTACGCCAGGAACCAGTCCCGCAGGTCGTGCAGCAGCTGCGAGAGCACGGCATTGATCGCCATGTCCTTCTCGTCGGCTGCGTCGAACACGGGGCTGAGCTTGAGAGCCAGGCTGATGCCCGCTTCCACGTTGCTTGCCGTGCCCATGGCCACGTCAGACAGCCCGTTGACACCGTACGCCTCCGCTTGGAGGAACTTGATGTGCGTCTGCGACTGCTCCACCGACTTGATGCCGTCCAGCCGGGAGAAGGTGCTGCCCTTGCCGACCTCGATGACTTCCTGGGGGCCGAGCTGCCAGTTGGTGACCTCGCCCTCCTCATCCACAGGTGCGCCGCCGTCCG